GGTAAGTGGCACAGGGGTAGAACTTGAAGCAGGTAGTACTAACGTAGCACCTGATGCGACAACAACACAGAACAATACCATTAACGGTGTGACTTCAACATGGACTGGATTAGACTTATCAACTCAACAAAAACCAAACTTCGTGCAGACGACACCAGGAGCAGCGTTCCAATTCACGGAACATTACAGTGGCCCAGGGCTTCAGACGCACACAGTAATACAACGCACCCAAACCGTAACAAGCGTCACCGACACAACCTCAATCTTCCAACAATAGCGTTGGCACTGTTTACATGTGTACCTACGTACGCACAGACAGATGTTGGTGGTGTATCTGCTACTGCAAACCCGATCGCCAATTCTTCAGGCTCAGTCACCAACCAGGCAATACAAGTTTTACAAGGACCGTATGTAACATCTCAGATGGGAGATGGTATCTCATGTCAAGGTGCTACCTTTAATTTTACGCCATACATCACTGGAAATATTTCACAACAGCATCCTTACGAACCGATCTATCAAGATCCTGTGTACAACAACGTTGATGCAAATGATGATGGTGTACCAGATAATCCTGGTGAGATACTCTATTATGTTCCTACTCGTACAGGTCAGAAGAACAATACCAATGTGTCAGTAGGTATGTCTGCTACGTGGTCACGTCCATTAGATAAAGAACAAATAGAACTATGTAAAACAGCAGCCTCACTGCACAATGAATACCGTGCACAGTTGACTGCCAATAAAAGATTAGATTTTGAGATAGCTAGATTAAAAAATTGCGGGGAGTTGATGAAAGCTGGTATAGTATTCCATCCAAAGTCTCCTTATCATGCTGTATGTGCTGACGTTATGTTAGTCAACCCACCTGGTGTGGTAGGTCAACACACACATACTATCGACGTTTCTTCACAGGACCTAAACCTTTCTTTTTCCGATACTCATCAGCAGCAATCTCAGAACGGGTCGGTCGAACAGTCTTCCGACCGAGGATGGCGTTGGCCTTGGTCAAAGCCTGCTTTATCGCAGGGCGAAACACACGGAGGAGCAGATCAGCTAAAGGCTTTGCAAGTAGGGCACTGGCCCCCGCAACCGTAGCTATGACTGCAGTGGTGGTTGCTACCTGAGTGCTTGGTAGGTACTGTTCGACAGGTCCAATATCCTCATACAATATTACACAAATTTTTTGTCCTTGATTATTAGGGTCAGGTTGGAGTTCATATCCACTGACCTTTTCTTTTTGGTTTTGTGCTACGTCTCCTATGCGTGGCAGATTGGGACCAGGACACTCTGGATCTTTTGGTACTGCTCCAGAAGTATCTGGTGTCTCAGGAGCACCTGGTGGGTCTGGTGGAGGTACAACATCAGGTGGTGGTAACTCTCTTACTATGGTTAACTGCTCTGGTTCATAGTTCATCGCATCATATGATGGAACCTCACCATCACACAAGGTCATAACTTTAGAGGAGTCATCCTCTGGTAAATTCTGTGCGTTCCTATCATCTGGATGTGCTTCAACACAACCAGGAATATTTACTATAGGTCTTCCAATATATTCTGTAACTGTGGGATGACCTGGTGCTAGAGGTGTTGGTAAATCATAATTAAAAACGTTAACATTAGGAATGTTTATGTTCCTAACATTAACGTCATTAATAGTTTGATATGGTATAGTCATTCCCAGTACTCATCTAATACATCAAGTACATTATTTAGAATCATCTGTGCTGCTGCACGTTCATTATCATTCCAATCAGGATACCACTGATGTCTATGTAAACCATCTTTCATACGCATGACTTTCGCCAGCATCTGTACCTTATTCAGCCGTCCATTCACGATAGAATTCACTCTCTTTCATGGTATGTAGGTACTCTAGGACATGTTCACGTATTTGCATCAGCTCATGGTAACATTTCTGGTTATGAGCACACCCTCTTAGATTGTGGTCAGGTTTATGAACAGACTCTAGAAAGATAGCCATTGCTCTATCTAGTTTCTCTGATCGTGTCTCCTCACCATCTATTGAGTTTTGATCTTTAGAAGCCACTAGTTAAGAGGAGGTAAACCTACTGAACCAGGTGCTTGAGGTGCTGCCTGTGGACTTATAGCAGGTCCAGTCGTGTCTGGAACCAGACCACCAAGTGATGAACCCAGTCCGTTAGTGACTTGCTCCATGACTTGAGACTTGACACCATCAATAATTTTTCCTCTGTTGGCATATAAAGATACCCCACCAATAACAACGGTGAGAGATACAACACCAGACGATATTGCGATCGCATTGATTACTTTTTGCATGTGATTAATAATAAATTTACTTCTTCTCAGGAGCAGAAGGTACGATAGAGATAGGTGCTTGTTCTATTCTAATAGTCTGTGCAGGTGCTGCTTGAGTTGCTTTCTCAATTAACATCTCCATATCCTTTTTAGATATGTTACCATTAGGACCAGAACCACCGCCCTTTTCCATCTTCATTGTTCCATCTCCTTTCTTAGAAGCCGTTTGGATTCCAAAACTAGCTAGGACTCCTGTGAAGACCGAAGCTATGAAAGTTGGATCAATTTTCTGCTGAGGGATGCCAGGTATAGCAACGTAGTTTAATGTGAGTATTGCACCCGACCAGGCGAGTACAGTAATCCTAACTGCAGTAGAGATTATCGCTGCCTGTTCATCCGCATCTGGAATGATAGCATCTTTAACCTTACCAAGAATACCTACCTTCTTCTCCTCTTCCTTTGGTTTATCAGGCATTTTAAATAAAGTGACTGATATTATGTAGCTACTTTAGCACGTAATCCTTTAAACTGTCAAGGGATGTCTTCATAATTCCCTTGAGTTCGTCGTAATTTTCATTGAGTGCAGAGTTAATAGCACCCATAACTATTTCTTCTTGCTCTGGCATAGTCTCTAGTGAACTATGTACTGACGATATGTTGTTACCATATAATATGGTCTCATAATTTGCAAATGTTTTTGCATTGAACTTAGAGAACGTTGATGGATCCCACTGGTATATCATGTTGAAGAAACCACTCTCTTGTTGATACACTTCACCATTCATTACTATGGTCTGACCATCCCACTTCTTAGCACCTGATGCTGTATTACCTGTGTCTGGTCTATCCCACTTAGTAATCTGATTTACAAGGTTCATTGCCTTGATGGTATCTCCACAGAAAATAATAGTTTTATCCACTGCTGATAGTCTAATCAAATTCTTCTCATCTGTGATTGGTTGAGCAGCATAGGTTGGCCAGATATATCCACCAAATATTTTACCCTTAGACAATGAGTACTCACTCATGTCACCATAAAAAACTGCTGTACCTCTGATGAGTACAACAGGAAGTCTACTACTCTTAACGATAGCGTAGTGTAATCTGGATTGTCTTATCTTATTATCATATGCAACGAACTTATGTCCACCTTCCTTACACCATTTCTCACAGAAAGTTTTTACTGCAGCAGATGAACCGACATAGTGTACCGTTGCAGTATGCTCTGGAAATCCTATACTAAATGTTTTTAATGCTGATGCAGCAGTAGAAGGTACAGCATCCTGATCTGCCTTTACTACTATATGTGGTAACCAATCCATTGCACAACGTTTTTAGTTATTTATGCTCCGTCGTCATGATCCCATAGATGTCTCATGTCATCTGGTTTCTGGGGAACCATAAGATACTTATTACCATCTGGTTTGACAACCAATATAGGTTCACCACCCTCTGCTAGTGCAGCATAGTGGTCTTCCCTTTGTTTAAGTTCTTCTTCTTTAATTTCAATCATTGGATTACACTCCAAAAATCTCCGTAGTTTGTTGCATCTTTAGGATGTTTGAATGTAATATGTCTCATCCAATTAGGACCGAACAGTTTGACACTGGTGTCTACTGTCTCACCTAACCACTTGGTTGGTTCTCTACTCTCTCCTTTCATAAAGAAATGAGATGACATATCACTCGCCCATGTCCGTTTATCCACACGGTTCAAACCTTTGGGTCTGTAGTCCCACATATTATACATGAGAGTAATCCTACCCTCGCTGTGCGGTAACACTCCGTGTATATATCGTGGATTAAAGGTGAGCATCCTTCCTTCCTCAGGGATTGAAAACACAACCTCAGTGGGTGGTATATTTCGATACTCCTTTTGGTTATTCCCAGTCGAAGTGTCCCAAACGATCGTTGGTGAGTTGTGATTGTTGAGATAAGTGACTGTGGATAGGAGAGGATATTTCATCTCACCTTCATTGTCCCTCCTAACCATTTCATCATGGTCAGAGTGGAACGCTATCATTCTATCACACTTTTCGATAAAATGGAACCACCATTCAAATCCTGTAACATTTGGGTAGTCATCCTTGAAGTACATGTCATATGAATCCAAGATATATTTCTCCAAAGCATTCTCTGGAGTGTCATGTAATCCTATCCAACAATTACCAGGTAAAGGGTTGAACATGTGCACTTCCCTAGTCAGTCTCCAAATGGATGTTGATGTAATAAGTCGAGGGTACTGTGCTATATCCATCATCTAATATCTACGTCAATCATTCTAGTTGTTCTTCTTCGTGGTGCTTCTGTCCCTACTCTAATATCTTTCTCTTCTTTAGGTTCAGTTAATGCTATGACGTACTGCATTTCTAGTCCACCATAGGTGTTGCCACAAACATAAGTTTGATTATCACAACCACACATCCTGTAATCATGTTCATGTTTAGACTGTATTGTGTTGTTGCATTTAGTGCAAGTTACTGTTGTCATCTGTCTTTAAAATATCAACGAATAGAAATAACATATCATCGTCAGAATAATTATACCCTTCGTGAACATGATCCATAACATCATAGATCTGAGGTACTCCCTCTTCCCAGAAGACTTTCTCTCCTTTCCAAATCATGTAGCAATCATTGGACGGTATGTATAATGGTATTTGTATTCGTCTGTAATGTATTCCGTATACTGGAGGATCCTTATGAGGTCCTAATTCTGTGCCTGGATGAAAGCAAGAGACAGTAGCAAAAACAACTTCATCATTTTCCAAAATTTGTTGTGCTCTCTCATCTTGGACTAAAGAATATCTAACACTACCACGTTTATCGTTAGATGCTTTTAGCCAGCAGAAATATATATCCTTGTTAGAATAACCAACAGCAGTTGGAGCTCTCCTAAGGGGAAAATCTGTTCTTGTTGCCCACTCATAAAGATAATCTAAATCAGTTCTCTTCATCCCATTTACCTAACACCATAATGCTAGGATTGTCTTCTTCAATCCACTCATGCCATTCCATATACAAAGCATACATATCCTCATACTGTTTGTTTTCTACTATCACATCACAACGATCTTGCATCCACACTAGTAGTCTGTCAAGTTCCTGTTTTAATTTTGGAGGTGTGTTGTTCATTGAAGTAGTCTTTTTTCATATAGCGTCCTAAGATGTTTGAGTTGTAATAGTTTTCATCCTCACTTAGAACATTGTTGAGGAAGAGTTGTTTGGTTTCTTCGTAATTCACCCAACCTTTAGTAGTATGTAGTGATATTATCTCTCGTTTAAAGTTGTCATTTCCAAGAGACTTTCTATCGGTATTAAGCTCGTCACTCGATCCATAGTATTTTTTCCAGTCACTCTCACTGCGAACTTTCCTGCTCTTACCTCTAGGCTTTCTGAATTGGTAGAAATATTTTCTTCCGATGTACTTCCTACCCGTGACGAGATTTGTAATGCAGTAGACGTAACCGAAGAAGCCGTCAATGTCAGCAGAAGTAAAAGTTGAACCCTGATAGGTCCAGGGGTTCTCGTAATCTCCTTCCAAAGTTTTTTCATAGTCTTTCTTTATATAGGGTCATGCCTTCATACCAATACTTGAAACTAAATGGTGGCCACTGTGCATAACCATAGTCAGTGTTACCAATTGCTTTGTCCCAACTCATACTAACTGAAGCATCTCGAAATTTATTAAAGGTTTCGTCAGTAGAGATCAAACTCTTAGCATAGTCCCAGAAGGGTGTGTCGTATTTAGATCCGAACTGGTAGTGCCAGAGTATAAAGTTTTGAACTCTTTTAATATACTTCTTAATGTTAGGTCTTGTACCATTTATTATAGCACTATAAATCTCTTTTGTCCAGTGAAGGTATGCTTCAATGGCGGTACTTTCTAATGGTTCTAAGAAGAATAATTTATTACCCTGTAAGAATATCCTATCATCTATGATAGGTTCACGTGCAACGTATGATTCAAATGTCAAATGTCTAGTGACCTCTACGTCAAATTTTTCCCCGAAATTTTTTTCTGCTTCAAATGTATTTGTAATTTCATTATTGTAAATGTAACCAACTGAACCTTCATGCGATGGGGATGATGGATCCATGGGTATAATAAATGTCCAACCATCAGGTGTTGCAACACACCTAGTGTACAATACATCTTTGGTATTCCATTTTGGTTTACCGAGAACAGCAGCGTTAACAGGACTGATTAATTTAACACGATCATCTGGTGTACCACCTCTAGCATCAATAACATAATCAGCATCCACATCTTTAGGATTTACATCACCTTCAGTAACTTTAAATCTTCCAGACTTTAAAATATAATCTTGCATTTCATGGGGACAAAAATGCATAGCCATATTCTCTGCAGGAAATGGTGACATAACAAAATCATTTACCTTACCCCACCCCTCATATAAGAAACCTGTCTTGGGTGTGGCATGTACTGGATTATTATGCCAATTAAATTGTCTAGTGTTATGTAATAGTTGTAATGCACCAGGTATAGTGGCTTGTCCTACAGTTACTGGTGGTACGTGGGGATTATGGATTAACTCTACTTCTAATTCTTTTGCATACCATGATAAGTATAGGGCAGTAAAACAACCAGCATTACCTGCACCTAATATACTAATTTTCAATCTGGATACCCGTCATCATCGTCACCACTATACCACTGTTCTCCATTACTATCAATATATGCACTCGTGTCTGCGTATACCTCTGATTTTAACTCCGCTAAAAGGTCTTCTAAATCTTGTATTAATGTTTTTAATCTCGTTCTCTGCATAAAAAATCCCCGATTACATTATGTAGTCGGGGAATAAACTTGAGACTGGTTGCAGTAATTATTTTGCAGATAGAAGTTCTTTATTAAACTTCAGTCCACGATAAACAAGATCTACTTTATTTGTCTCGTTGTTTTTTGGTCTGTTAGTGTCATACTTGACACCACGGTAAGTGACTTGTGCCATTGGCTTTCTCCTGTTGGAATTGGGTTGATTAGACCGTTCCTTCAGTCGGCTTTTGCGTCCTTAAAACACATTGGATCTGTGTGTGCAATAACAACCTTTGTTATTTCTAATTGCTCAGAAGTATCAGGATTATTTCTTGCAGTGTCTATTAGTTCAGCAGCATGTTCACAATCAAGTGGTGCTCCTATCGCTATTAGACTGAGAAGAATGTGGTACATAAGGATGAACGAACCCGTTCCGAGTCGGCTTACTTGCGTCACCCGAAGGTGATGAACGTAAAGGTATGTTAGCATACCCATACTATTTAGTCAAGCTTTAGTTATAATTCTTCAACCATTCCTTTAAAGATGTCTGGTATCCCGACTCTCTAGAGGGAGGTTCTTTGATACCTCTAATCTTTTTCCATTCATTATGGAGTGCACCCAGTAACCATGCTTGGGATAAACTTTGAGGACCTTTCTCTAACAGTTCAAGATGTCTTTTGTTATTACAAAAGTTCTCAGCGTAGTCCTTTCTCCAATTTGTTTCATCCACCTGCCATGTCCTCATAGTTAATATCTTCTGCATCAAGGATTGCTTTCATCATCTCTTCTATATCAGTATCAGAGTGAGAATCCTTTGAAGGTTTCTTTGGTAACGTCTTGTTTGATTCCTCCGACGACATAAGATTCGATCTCCGTTTCTTGTGGTGCGTTCTGTTGTCCCTTACTATTTAACCAGTACTGTGTCCATGGTAAAGGATTGTTTCTAATACCAATGTCATACAGTGGATCAAAACCAAGTGCACGTAGTCTTCTGTTAGCAGTGAACTCTACGTACTGTGATAATAACTTTTCATTAAGTCCTATCATGCTGCCATCTTTGAAGAGGTATGATGCCCATGCCTTCTCTTCTTCCACAGCATTCTTAAACATGTCTATGATGTTGGATTTTTCTTCTGCAGCGATGACCACCATTTCTTCATCGTCACCATTCTGCCAGGCTTTGATGATCTGTTGAGTAAGGACAAGATGTTGGCTTTCATCTCTGGCGATAAGAGAGATAATCTTAGCGGATCCTTCCATAATCTTGAGTTCACCAAACGCAAACGAGCAAGCGAAGGAGACATAGAACCTAATGCCCTCAAGAATGTTGACGTTGAGTACTGCTCGGTAGAGTTTTCTTTTGAGTTCTTTCCTGTCATAAGAGCCTGATGGGTGACCTTCAGTAGCCATCCTCCAGATGTTACCACTGTCGTATTCATGTGCATGATTTATTAATTCGTTATACGATGAAGTTACTGAGCTTGCACGACTTAATATCTTATCATCACCAAGTATAGTATCGAACACCTCACTTGGATCAGGGTATACGTTCTTTATTATGTATGTGTATGATCTACTATGGATCATCTCCATGAGTTGCCATACATTCATTGCTCCCTCCAGTTCTGGAAGAGAGCAATAGG